CCTAGCAATATTTGAAGCACCAGTAGCAGCAATTTGAGTAGCTTTCGCGTAAGGTCCGATAACAGGAGCCGTCTCAAGCATTCCCGCAATCTTCGCAAAGGTAGACAGAGGCCTCGAAAGAACACCCGCACTCTTGTCATACTCATCCTGCGGCGGCGTCTTTTTATTGTGGGTAGACGTAGACCCACTTTTCTTCTTTTTTGAAGAACTGTCTCCTTTTCCGGATTGAGACTCATATTCGGGTAAAGACTGTGGGACAAGTGTGCTCGCGTCATGAGAAGTAGGAACACCAAATTCAACATCAGTGGCCCAAGCATACACTTGTATTGTAATAGTATCAGTGGCGTCATTCGCATGCTTAAGGGGATTAATTGTATGCATAATAATACTCCCCATATCACGCCATTCGGCAGCTGGAATTTGAAGATAATTCTTAAAATAGAAGAAAGGTAACACCAACTCACCACCTGAATTAGTAGTAGGATCAAGATAAACATGTGGTCGTTGACTCGCCTCCACAACATCCTGAATAAAAAATGCACGGTCAACAGTCATATCGTCAATCGAATTCGTCCCCTGAAAAGGGATATAAGACGCAATAATACGACCATAGTGAAACGCATTTCCATTTATCTTAAAAGATACATGCATCCTACACCTCAATAAATTGTAATTGTTGATTCTATTGATATTTCGCTTATTCTCCCAAAATAGCGACCAAGGATCAAAACCTTCAAAAACAGTTGAGCCAACAGCCCAATTCAAAGTAAAAATACGAATGGGTCGTGAGAAAAAATCCTCAAGCCCCTCATTTTCCCCTGAAATAGTAGACATTGTGGCATCGGGAGATGTTGGAACTTCATACGACCATGAAGGGTTACCATCCATAAAAGTGGTAACTTGTTCCGTATCCTCATGGTCTTTCTTGTCATTTATATTTATATTTAATTTAGAAGTAAGTATATAATACGTATGACATGTAGCACACTCAAACTACATACAACGTGCACAATTTTGCTGCGAGCTAACAGCCCCCCTAAATAGGGGTTGAACACGAGGGCTCAGCTCAATATGTATAAAGCCTATACAACAAACGTGGAATATGCAAAACCACAACATGTGTACGGTAACCATATATACACAGCCTATGTTTCTTTTACGCACCATGCGAAGGTATCATAGGCAGTACCATTAACCCAATATTTAAAGACGCCAAGAACAATCAAGTTCCGGCGTCTCGTGCTGTTCACCCAAATATTTGTTGCGCCATCGCACAACCCAATGTTCGAATGAACAATCCAGATTGTTGCAAAAGACATCTAACTTCGTCTCCCTAGCAACTAATCTAATTTGTCCAAGCCGTTTTTCATAGACATCACGGCCATGATAAAACCAATCCTGTATGGCGTTATCAATATTTTGGACGGCTTGTTCCTTTGGGGAGAGGGCACTAGATTTCAACACACAATGTAGAGCTTTAAAAATAGACTCCTCATCAAGTGCACCAACCCAGTGCCCTAATTCCTCCATGTAAACATTTTTCCTCTTCAACAAATCAGCATCCTCATCGCTCATAAATGGAATTGCTTCAGAACTCTTATCTGGCATAGTAAACTTCATACCAACCGAATCCAAAAATTTAGCAAACTTAATATGATCAAATTGCGGTGTAATGGAATCATGAACGGAACTCTTAGCATCATCGCCATAAGTAATCAGAGAAACCACACTCCTAAACGAAGGTGCAGATGAGTCAAGAAGAGTAAAATACCCAGAACGAAAAAGCAAAGAATTAACAATGGAATTGATGTAAACTGTAAGATTCTGTCCCGAAGGATTTGAACCTAACAATTCTACCAGATCACCATTGTAAGCCACAACGGGATAACAAACATCCGTAGCCATATGACCCATAATCATCAAACAAACATCAGAGTAGCCAACTTCCTTTGCCAGTCGTATCATAACGCTAAAAGCCGCAAACATCAACTGAGGCGACATAGTGAGATCATACTTACTATAATCACCAGCAAGAATATTATCACCACCAAAACGTCTAATATGTCTGGTCA